TTCTTTTGTTAAATTAATATTTTTCGTGATTTGAGCTATTTTACCAGTCTTCTAAATCTTCGGTTGAATAGGAATCACTAGCATCATTTTCGTCAGAATAATTCGCGCAATAATTTAGAAGGTTGAAAGGATTATCACCTATTGAACAATCACCTCTGTTCAATTCATGCAGCACCATTCATCGCTTCGCCTCATAGTCTTTTTCGTTTGTTTGACTTAACACACTATGCAATGTTTCTTCATAACAAATATATTATCTTAATTTACAAACACCTTAATGGCATATCAAGCGACTCACGTATATTCCTAACTATAACCTTTAGCAGATAATTTCTGCGTATTCTGTCAGGGTAGATATTTTTCAACTTGTTGATCGATTGCTGCGTAAATCCGGTAAATGACGATATTTGAGATTCACTGAATTTATATTCAGATAGTATAACAACCATGATACCGCGTGAATCAACAATATCACTTCGTTTACACTTTGACAGTATCAGGTCTTCTGATACTTCTGTCTCTTTAGAGACAATTCTTAATATTTTGGCAAAGATTTCAGATTTACACATAATGTTTGAATTTTAGTTATATCTTTGCCTTCGCTACATAAAACTTATCGCACATAATGCAACAAAAGCATAGACATTCATGTTGAAGATATTAAGTCCCCAACGTGCGAGTGTCTATGCTTGTGTATCAGTTTTATGTAGCAGTTAAACGTGATACGTTAGGGGCTTTTATTTTACTTCCCAGCCCCATAGGAAGAGACTATGAACAAAAGTCTACTTACCAAATTCTATAATATAGGCCTACCCCGATATACGGAGAAAAGCCACTTCTGCCTATCCCATATCCACCTATTACTCCTAATCCCCACCGACGATCTTTCTGGTAGACGATCTCCCGTTTATGATAGATTATCATCGAATCGAGATTGGGTCTATAACCGCTAACTACCGCCCTATACAAATCTGTCTCATAAACCTTTCTCTGGATTGGTAACGGGATATAAATTGTGTCAAGTTCCTTTACCGTGTCACCCTTCTGATAAACGAAAATCGGGTAAGGTAGCTCGATTTCCTCTACATCAAGCATGTAAGAAGGCTCAGGAACAGGTTTGTTGATCGTGTCTGTTTCCTTGACTACCTCTATTTGCTTTTCTACCGAATACCTTCCGGCAAAGAAACAAGCAAAACAAAGAGCTAAAACAGATATGGCATACCAGGCTTTCATTTCTTGATGATGATCTGTTTTCTTTGTTCTCCTTCTAGCTTTAGCGAAACATGAAGGAAGTTATTTTTACGGTATAGGATGGCCTGATCGAACGTCAAACCGGAATCTTCCAATACTTCCAATAAATCACCGGCCTTTCCATCAATACTCAAATCGGCTGCTTCCCCTTTTTGATGTTGAGATGTAGGGACACCCCCCACTGCCGCATTCAACTCTGGGCATCTGTAGCCTGAATTAATGGAGATAGGCTTGCCGATAGCATCCCGTAATGGTTGTAGCAATTTTGCACACAGATTGGTGATAGCCAGTTTCTCACGCGATCCCGGATCATTCTTTATCCCTTTTGCAATAGCAGTATCGCTATGCATAAATTCTTCCAATGTAAAATTCTCTGTTATATTCATTTCCTATCCTCCTTTTTCTTTACTGATTTCATATATTCTTCAAGATAATTTACTTTACTTAGAAACTTAACCGATCCAATCCAATACAAAAAGGCTATAACTTTATTGTCTGGATATACCGTGTGCATGTTTTTCAGTATATTCAGACCATAACAATACACTACTACCCACGTTATCCAACTGACAAAGGCTTTTGTACTGTCTTTATCCTGCTCCATCATTATACCAATCCAAAAAGCAATAAGCAGGATCAAAAGGTAAATCAGAAGATAGATTATCGTCCTAAAAAATTTACTTTTCCTAAAACGCAAATCATCGGCTGCCAGCCCCCAGAACATATCTATGGTAGCCATTACAGGTATTACTACAAGAAAATGCTCGATAGGTGCGAAAAAATCTAACATTGAAGCAATTACCGCAATAGAAACAGCCTGTACCCAGCCGGTAAAATCTTGTATATATGGAATTAATCTTTGCATAATATCACATATTGAATAACACGGTAAAATAAGTGGATAATAAGGCAGCTATCTCAATCCAGAACATCGGCTTGCTCTGGTAGAACTTATACCAAAATGTGCCCTCTTTTTCTTTGGCAATGCTTAATGCAGTATACCCTACATAGGCAAGCCATACTAACAACATTGGCCAGAGGTTCAATGCCACCCAAAGTTGCGATCCGGCAATACAGATGATTGCTCCAGCAGAATGTATCTTGCTCTCATAATCATCTTTGAAATTGGGAGCTGAACCAACAAAGAACATGCCAGCACAGAACAGAAATGCAATCCATTCTGTGTTTGGTTTACTTACCTCCAATATTGCAGGCATCAATAAACCGGCAGTCAGCCACATCGTTGCCATAAACCACAATTTATGCTCCAGATAGTAATAGGTAGCACTTATGGAATAAGGCACACCTTTAGTCTTTACACACACAGCAGCCGTGTAGGCCGCAATAACAAGCATTGAAATAATCGTCAAAATAGTTATCATACCAATCTTACATTTATGTTAATCAATTCTTTCAAATGGGCATATACCGGATTAATCGTACCGTAGAAGCAGTAGTATTTCATTCTTACGCCATCTTCTATTTCCGTGTAATACTTTTCCTGTTCAAGCGTCATGCCTGGCGCATAGAGTTTGGGATCGTATTCCGTGCCTTTGTGATTTTCGTCCATGCGCTCATAAAGAGCAGCCGTATCTACCGAAGGAGGATATATTTCGAGAACCGGATTTATCGGTTGCCGGACTTTCCATAACCAGTCATCGTTAATTACCCGGTTGCCGGTATCCAACTTCCCGTTAATAAATTCTTTCCATTCCGCATGTGCGTATTTGGCACTAATCGCTTCATCATCCGTCAGCGACATTACAGACACAGATTTACGGGTGATACGGGATAGCTGCTTCTTGGAATCGTGCGTTTCCGTGTAGTTTACAGCTTCCTGTAATTCGGCTGTTGTCCTATGGATTACATCGGGATAGCCCGTCACCTCAATCGCTTCTACATCTTCCACTGTCTCGGCAGCTTCAATATCAGAGAGTAACTTTTCTGATAGACCTATACAGATATCATTATAGTCTGCCATCTCATTGAGAGCTTCCAATAACAGATCTGATTTATACGATTTCCCGTTTACTTCAACCGTATCTTTTCGGGCACACTGGTCTTTTAGAGACAAACGGTCGTATGTATATACATCGTTGTCCTCTATGTAGTAGTGCCGGTAGTCGGTGTTGTAGACTTCCTGACGCTTCAAGTCTTTTGCAGTTTGAAGTTTTTCTTCCGGTGTCGGTTCGGGAATGGGTGTCAATTGCATATTGAACACTTCTTCTACGGATGCACCTTCGTTTGCCTCTTTAAAGGCAATCTGTTCTTCTGTCAGCAAAACGTACTTTCCTGCAACATAATCCTCCCATGTTGTGCCGATATCGTTGTCTGCTGTATCGAGCTTTTCCGGCATTGCGACATAGATATTCGCTGCGTCTTTCTGTATGTATAAATAGTTTATTTCCATTTTGATTTATTTGTATTTATTATATCGTAATACGATAATCCCCGAACCGCCAGAACCGGATGAAATCCCTCCTGATACATTGGAACCACTTATATAAAAAGAACCTCCTCCTGATCCTGTATTGGGTTTCCCATTAGTAGGGTTGCCTAACGATCCTCCCCCTATACCTATTCCTCCTCCTCCTTGTGACGATCCGGAGCTATATTCTCCACCACCTCCACCCCCACCGGCATACAATTTATTATTGAATGGACATCTTGTAGTGGTTCCTTGCCCTATCCCAGGCATATCGCCAACTCCATTAGATCCATCACTACCTCCGATATATCCTGCCGTATTTCCTGAAGACATTCCACTTCCTCCTCCTGAACCTCCATCTCCTCCCTTGCCAGAATATTGTCCACCATTTCCCCCATTGGCATAGTATATAGCTGAGTCCCTAAACCAAGAATTCTGGCCTTTTAGTCCATCTTTCGCATCATTATAAGACGATGTTGATCTTACACTATTGCCTCCGTTTCCTATTACATAATTAATAGATTCTCCCGGTGTAACAGATATACCTAAATATAATTCAGTGCAACCGGAACCGCCCCCACCACCACCTCTTTCAGGGCCTGACGATGCACCAGAGCCACCGCCACCAACAATGAATACATCAACAAATTTACAACCAGCTGGCACCATCCATGTACCGGATGATTTTAACTCTTCCACAACTTCTACCAATTCTCTCTTTCCCATCATCACCCTTCTCTTCATCTCTCACCTCCTTTCATTATACTCTCACGACAATTATCCCATGTTCTTTTTTCAGCGATACCCCTGTGGCTTTACCAGCTGGCAGTTCAACGCTTGTTTCCTCCGATTGCCAGCCCGAACCGTTTGGGATCGGTTGGTTAATCGTTGATCCGGTGTTGTTTTTAATGGACAGATAAAACTCCTGCATCTCAGGAACGCTTCCTATATTCGCAAAGTTGATCGCCTGCACAGATGTACTCGAATAGGTAAAACGCAAGTTATACGGTGATGAAGGAAGAGCCGCCAGAGACACGAAATAGAC